TTATAGTTGGTTGCATAGCCCATTCGGCCAGTGCTATGCTCAATACATTGGCGGACCCACTGGATTACCTTCTGTGTAGCAGAAGGACCTATCGGATCTATGAATGTGATACTTAGAGCATCCCATGTGGAACGACCCGCAACCCAAGTACTAGTATTCTGAAATGGTATCTCTGTTTCGTTTACATTGACAGTTGGGCGAGATGCTGTTTGTACCATCCACTCTGCGAACTCTAGATCCGCTGGGAACTCCACAACCCATCTATTTTGTCTTTTTGGTTCGATATCAACTGGAACGGGCCTAAGCATATCTGCCATCGGTTTTCTCCTTAGTTAACGAGCTCAAGCAGCTTCGCCTTGGTCATCCAACGCGAGTACTTGATATCATGTTCGTTAAGCCACTTCTGAATGGTAGCTTTTGCCCACGAATCATTGGGCTTGGTTTCTTCAGACATAACTACGGCATTTTCAGCCACTTCTTCTACAACCTTTACCTGCTCTTCAAGCTTGGCCAAACGTTGCTTTTCTATCGCTTCGCGCATTGCGCCCTGCTCTTCTACGCGCTGCTCATAGTAACTTTTACGATATGTCATTATAATCAACCCCTATCCCACATAAATACTACTACAGAGACAAGATGCTTATTTCTTATTCTTCTTGTTGGCGTTGGGATACAACGCTTCCATTTCTTTTTTTACGCGGTTCAAGAACCACCGTCTGCGCCATACTGGCATATTCATAGCTTCAGTATACCCGATCCTGCCGTGAAAATGGCAGACGAATACTTCGTTCATAAGTAGAGCGCGGTCATCAGGAGTCAGGCCAAAAAAATCGAGGAGTGATTGGAATCACTACCTCTGCATTCTCTTCCCCACACTCGGTACATTCAGCATCCTGCTGCATCAATACAGTTGGCTCATTATTAAAAATGAACTTGCGGATGGTGCGACTATCCTGCGCTGGTAATGTTTCTAAGAAGCGACGCTTCTCGTTATCATCTAGGCCTTCGACATCTGCAACTATCTTGAAAAGGCGTACGGTCATTGGATTACCAGTACCGCCAACCTTCTTAGCGCGCATACGGATCATTTTGTCGAGCTCTTCATCATCGGCACCAGTCAAGAACTTCAAACGTACGAACTTCTTACTAGCCGGGAGATCTAGACCAAACAATCCTTCATCGTCTGGCTCGCATTCGAGGAAACGAACATCTAGTGCTCCAAGATCGAACGTATACTCAAATTTGCGGTTGCAGTGCTCACACTGTAGTGCTACCGGATAATCTGCACCATAGCCAGTAGAACGTAGCCAAACGAGGATCGCATTACGATCTCCGAGTAAAAGCTGCGAGACGTCAATCTTACGATCAACCATTACAGCCTTTAACAGAACGTCCATGACCTTTCCAGAACGGAGAAGATTTGGAGCTGTGAGGATATCCTCTTCCTTAGCAGTCAAGTAGTAAACTTCAAGTGCTTCCTTGCCTGCGAGTGGTCCATCTTTGTAAAGTAGACCCTTTGATGGGAGTGGAACAATATCAAACGGACGTGATGGCTGCTGATCTGCAGAGCTCACTGGTATATTCTCGTTTGCATGTTCTTCAGGTTGTAAAATATGATCTGTCATTCATTACCTCCAATGTTCGTAACCTGTAAATAAATACTTAGACACACAACAAGACGACGTACGTCGTCTTGTTGTTTAGTTAAACATCTAAATTTCCTAGATGTTATTCTTCGAATGTCAGGCCTTCAGGTGTTAGATTAAAATATAACACGATTGTTTCAGCTGCCTTGGTAGGCTTGATGAAGATCTGTGCAACGATCTGACCACGGTCGATAACATCTGGCGTGTTAACAGTCTTGTCAATGATGATCCTAAAATCCTCGAGCCCGCGTTTGATACGGACGAGATCGAGAACTGGTTGGATTATCGCTTGTAGACGATCACGTGTTGCTTCATCGTTAGGTTCAAAGACTACGAACTTGGCAGCACCAGCAATAACCTTACGGACATAGAGAAGCATACGACGAACGTTGACACGATCGAGCGCGGTGCTTCTGGTCTGTAAAGTCTTCTGGCCCCAGATAGCAATGCCCTGACCTGGGAAAGTAGCAATTGGATTGACCTTACCCTCATACAGTTCATCACGGTCTGCTTGCGTCAGTCTGAACTCAACCTTGACGACGTCTGTCAAGAGCCCGCGGTTAAGACCAGCTGCAGCCCACCATGGATACGCAACTTGGTCCGTGTAGGCAATAGCCTCAAGGACTTGAGGCGTTGGTGGAATCCACACGAATGACTCATTATCAGCATCGTAAATCTTGACATATGGCCAGTAAGTAGCGACGTAGTTGCTATCAATGGTTGATACAGCATTTACGGCTGCAGTAGGTGTCGATTGGTTCTTAGGCATATCTCCAATATAAAGAGCATCTGCACGATCTTCAACCATCTCCTTGGCGTATGTACCGATTGCATTCGCTACGGACACACCAGGAACAGCGAGAACATTGACATCCCACTCTTCTGGATTTGATAACCCATCAATAGCATCTTTCCAACTGTCCTCCTGCGTAGCAGTTGGTGCAGTCTCAAGAAGCTTGCGAGGACCAGCTGAACGCTGCCAACCATCACGGCCACCTAGAACAGGAACGATGAACTTTGCCTTGGCCTTGGTGTACTCAGTGAGTCCACTCTCACCAACAACGAAGCCAGAGGCTGCAGTTGCTCCACTGTCAAGGTGGAAACCACTAAGAACGATTGCATTATCTGTTTCATCAAGGTTCCACTGTGCGTAGTCGTTATACATGAGATGATCAAGCTTTAGACCGCTCCACGCAACTCCTAAATACTGACGTGACACTGCAACAGTTGCAGAGTAGCCAGTCTTCATTTCAAAGTTTGGCATACGGAATAGGTCGCCATCATCACCAGGAACATTGATACCACGGAAACCAGCAGGCACACGACTGGCATGATCTCCTGCTTCAACTTCAACATAGATATATTTTGATACTGGATCAAACTCGCCAGTACCAGATAGGCTGTCGCCAACCTGACGTGCGACATATGTTGCACCAGTCTTTGTCATAGTTAGCTTTGTGAAGCGTTCGAGGACTACCTGACGGCTGTCCTGATCTCCCCACTCACGAACTACGAGGTCGAAGGTGTTAGTGCCAGTGTCAATGTTCTCAATGGCTACCTTTAACTCACGGTTCGCAGCATTACCCATACTGCGGGTATAGATTGTAAATAGATTTGCTCCGTCTTCCCCAGCGCCAGCCACATCAGATACGATCATTGGTGAACGAGCAGCAGCAAAGCTGTTAATGGCGAATGGATGATCGTTTGCAGTGATGGTCTGAACGTGAGCACTGTAAGTTACAGGTGTACCTAGCGTGAACTCATTGCCATTGGATACATCGAGTAGCTTCATGAGCTGAGTCTCGAGTGAGCCAGTGGTTGCGCTGAATTGATTACCAATGTAGTTACGAGCTATTGTGCTTGCAACAGTAACATCGCCAGTAAAGGCTGCAGTCTCAGCAGACAGTGCAAAAGCAGCTGTCTGAAATGAAATACCAGACTCTATCTCGACAAGACCAGGATCTCCGCTCATGACGAGTGCCGCAAATATAAATTCTTGATTTTCGTCAACTCCGCCGCCAGTAGCACCAGTAGCTGTTAGATAAATGACTGTATCAGTACCCTCATCCCAAACATCTTCTTGTCCAAGCACACGAACGACAACTGCCTGATCTGCAAACTTGAACCAGCTGCTTGCGGCATATGGTACGTATAAATCTGTGTTAAGTCCGCCGAATAAATTGCGGAACTCACCCATGCTCGTAACGCGCGTTGGAATGAATGCTGGACCCTTTTCAGTTTCTCCAACTAAACCAAGTGCTGGTATACCAACACTTGATACGTAATATGAGAAGTCTCTCTCTTGCGTATATACGCCAGGACTTACAAATCTCTCTGCCATTATGGTTTAATCTCCCTTAGGTTGTGAACTCGTTGATAAATAGCACCATTCTTGATGCTCCATCAACGACTTCAAACTCTTCTTCATCGATGATATATGCTGCACACTTTACTGCGAAGAGAGTCTGTAAAAACCGCTCTGCACCAGTTTCATCTTGCTGCGACTCATCGCCTATGTTCTCAATGATCATCGGCATCTTATGTCCATCAATATCTAAATAAGCTTGAATTGATGCAAAGTGCCTAATAAGCTCTTCATTGATCTTGTTAATATCCGAGATATAGTGCGTTAACACTCTAATCTCATATGACATATCGACTTTTATTGGTTGTGGCACTCGATAGTGTCTGTAAGTTGTACCTGTCTCGGCGTATACTGGGACCTTCACAGTTGTAAATCGTCGTGGTTGTGGAATTCGCCCTCGCAAAGGTTCACCTTTCGCCAGTCCAGTACGTCGGATTGTTATATATGGCATGTTTATTTGTCCATCCTCATCTTGATACTTCCATTGTTTCTGGAATTCGCCCCACTTCTCATGAGTCAAAAAAAATACAGGAGTCTTCTGGTTTTCGATCTCGATGTCCCTAGTGTTAAACCAGTCATATACGGCCTTGTCTATGTCTTCAAAACCAATTGATCGCGGAAAATACGAACGCTGTTGCTCCAACAGATTTACCTCCTTGGGCCATTCAATATCTGACCCAAGAGAGCTTAGTTGTTTACCTGGTGAAATTCGCTTCATAGTTCACCTTTTAATGGAACATGTTAAGAACGTATAGGGTTGTTAGGCCTAACATGATATGTTCTATAAACTGATCATGTACAACTTTATACACCACAAATTTGATCTTGCTCATATGTTTTGT